TGTGATATGAAAGGAGTATTTTTATGGCAGAATTTACAAATGTAGCTGCTCAGACTGTAGCAGCAAATGGAAACGTAGTATTTTCAAACACAGCAGTCAAAGGTTCTAACTGTATTCAGCACAGAGAGGGAAGCGGAATCATTACCCTGAGAGGGCTTACTAACCAGTGTAAAGCGAGATTCTTTGTGGATTTTTCCGGTAATATCGCAATTCCAACAGGCGGTACTGTCGGAGCTATTTCTCTGGCTATTGCAATTTCTAGTGAGCCGGTTCTTTCTTCACAGATGATTTCCACACCGGCAGCAGTAGACCAGTATAACAATGTGTCCACGGGCATCTATATTGATGTACCTCGCGGATGTTGCGTTAATATCGCAGTAGAGAACACAAGCGACCAGGCAGTATCTGTTGCGAACGCAAATATTGTCGTGACTAGAGAAGCGTAGGAGGTGTGATTATGAGAGATATTAAAGACTTATGCGCAAGAATTGAAGACGAGCTGTCCAAAATCGCTGACAATGGACTGACCACCGGAAATCTGGAAATGACATACAAACTGATTGATATGTACAAAGACATAAAGAACACGCAGTACTGGGACAAGAAAGTGGAGTACTATAACACTGTCCTTGATGAGATGCGTGGCGGATACAATGACGATTACAGCGAACGCGGAAGAAAGCGCGACAGCATGGGGAGATACAGCGCAAATGACGGCAGAATGATGCCGGATTATGACCGAGGCAGTTCTTATGCCAGACGTGGTGAGCATTATGTTAGAGGACATTACAGCCGCTCTGACGGACGAGATGCTTATGACGACTATATGACACAGAAACAGAGCTATCGTTCCGGCAAGTCTGAAGACTGCAAAAGAAAGATGCTCGCCGCATTGGAAGAACATCTGGACGAACTTACAACAGAAATGAGTGATATGTCCAAGGATGCAGAGTGCCGGGAAGAACGTGATCTTGTCAAGAGATACGTAGAAAAACTCCGTGATATGCTCTAAAAACACAAAAGTGGTAGAGAGGTAGTTAAAAGAAATCTGTTATAATGTAATTGTGCAGCAGGAAGCACAAGTAAAACGGTTGTTTTTGACATTTTCGTTTTAATCCTCCTTTCTTTAATTTAGTAGCTGGTACGCACGCTTTAACGGAAAGTTGAACAGGTTCGAATCCTGTCGTGCGTATTTGCCATCTGGCACGCAAGATGGCTCACCTCCTTGATTAAGGTTTTTGTTATTCATACTTTTCTTTTAAAAAAGAAATAAATATCCGAAACAACTCGTGGCAGGCATGACACGTTAAACACCTTGCTAACCCGGGAATCCGGGTTATGTGGAATGTACGCTAGTGGAAAACTGACAGAGTCGCACTCTGGTCTCCGGTTCGATTCCGGGCGCTCCGCTTTAATCCGCTTAGAGTTAAGCTGTTTGTATACAGGTGGTCTATGTCTCAGGTGGATTTACGCTATAGCGAAAGAAGTGAAATTCACCCCAGTTTCTTTTTTAGAGGGTTGGCCGTTATAGGCGGCATGGAATGTAGCTCAGTGGTAGATCGCACTGTAAATGTGAGGTCGCAGGTTCGATTCCTGCCTTTCCGATTACCTTGCCAGTGGTCTAACTGGCTTAATCCATTTACCTGCGGCGGCAGGTCAATAAACACGACCAGGAGGATGTTATGCAGAAACTTATTGACACTTTAAAATCATTTGGAATTGAAATCCCGGAGGATAAACAGGCAGATGTAAAGAAAGCACTTTCTGAGAATTACAAGAATACAAAGGAAGTGGCGAAAACTCTGTCGAAAGTCGAGGGTGAACGCGATAACTGGAAAGAACGCGCTGAGACAGCAGAGGAAACCTTAAGAGGCTTTGATGGTATCGACCCGACAAATATTAAAAGCGAGTTAGAGACTTGGAAACAGAAAGCGGCAGATGCAGAGAAAGAATTCAATGCAAAAATCTACGACCGTGATTTCTCAGATGCTCTGAAAGCGGCACTCGACGATGTTAAATTTTCAAGTGAAGCTGCAAAGAAGTCTGTTATGGCAGACATTAAAGAAGCAGGTCTTAAGCTGAAAGATGGTAAAATCCTTGGATTAAATGACCTGATCGAACAGATGAAGCAGTCTGACGCATCCGCTTTTGTAGATGAATCTCAGCAGCAGGCTCAGCAGAACCAGGCAAGATTTACCACTCACGTTGGACAGCAGCAGACACCGGGAAGCATGACAAAGAAAGATATCGAAGCGATCAAAGACCCGTCCGAGAGACAGGCTGCAATTGCTCAGAACATCCAGTTATTCCAGTGATTTTTTACACCGACTATACGACAGAGTATAGCCACTAACCCAATGCCTTAATAATTATGGGTAGAAAGGATTTTTATATGGCAGCAAAAGCTAATCTTATTATGAATAATGATATTCAGGTCACAGCACGTGAGATTGACTTTGTAACCAGATTCGAAAGAAACTGGCAGCACTTACGTGACATTCTGGGTATCATGAGACCTATCAAAAAACAGCCGGGTGCTGTACTCAAGTCCAAATACGCAGAGGGTACTTTACAGAGTGGAAAAGTTGGTGAGGGCGAGGAGATCCCTTACAGCAAATTCGTTGTAAAAGAAAAGAACTATGCGGAAATGACTATCGAGAAGTACGCAAAGGCTGTGTCTATCGAAGCAATCAAGGATCACGGTTATGAGAACGCCGTTCAGATGACTGATGATGAATTCCTTTTCCAGCTTCAGACTGATGTTACTAGCAGATTCTATGACTATCTGAAAACCGGCACACTTACTTCCACAGAAACTACTTTTCAGATGGCTCTGGCAATGGCTAAAGGTCGGGTTGAGAACAAATTCAAACAGATGCACAGAAATGTGACTGGCGTTGTTGGATTTGCCAATATTCTGGACGTATATGAATACCTTGGAGCAGCTGAGATTTCTATTCAGAACCAGTTCGGATTCCAGTACATGAAAGATTTCATGGGCTTCAATACTATTTTCCTGTTATCCGACAGCGAGATCCCGAGAGGAACAGTTATTGCTACGCCTGTTGAGAACATTGTTCTGTACTATGTAGACCCGAACGAATCTGACTTTGCAAGAGCAGGACTTGTATACACTGTATCTGGCGAAACAAACCTGATCGGATTCCATACGCAGGGCAACTACCACACAGCAGTGTCCGAAGCGTTCGCAGTTATGGGGCTTACTCTTTTTGCGGAGTACATTGACGCAATCGCAGTAATCACCATTGATGAGACACCAACACTTGGTACTCTGACAGTAACATCTGCGGCAGGAACAGTAACTGGTGATACAAAAATCACTGTAAATCCGGCTAAGGAAAACTCCAACAACGTATACAAATACAAAGTTGCAACAGACGCAGTAGCTGTTGGATATGGACAGAACCTCAGGAACTGGACTTCTTGGGACGGAAAAGCTGACATCAAGGCGGCAACCGGACAGAAGATCACAGTAGTTGAGTGCGATGGAACATACAAGGCACTGAATGCCGGAAGTGCGAGCGTAACAGCAAAATCATAAACACAGGAGGTAACTGGCATGGCTTATGCAGATTATAAATTCTATACAGAATCATTCGGCAATGTCGTGCCAGAATCCGACTTTCCACGGCTGGCAGAAAGAGCCAGTGATTTTGTGGACACAATGACATTTGACAGGTTGGTGGATGGACTGCCAGAAAATGAACGCTCACAGAAGCGCATCAAAAAGGCGGTCTGTTCATTGGCTGAATTAATGTATCAGATTGAGCTTGCTGAAAAGAATGCTATCAATCAGGCATCGGCAAATGTAACCGACATAAATGTCGGGAACATCTCAACAGGCATTGTAACATCTGTATCTTCTGGCAGTGAATCCTTCTCTTACGCAACACCTCAACAGATTGGGGCGAGTGCAAAAGAATGGAGCGCGGTATATGCCGCCGCCGGAGATGCGCAGAAAACGAACGACTTACTCTTAAAGACGGCTTTGCCGCTTCTGATGGGAGTAAGGACGGATGATGGCATACCGATTTTATATGCAGGATTTCAAGGTTGATATCTTAGGCTCTGAATGGAGCGTGAAGTTCGGGAACAAGAAACAATATCCGAGTCTGACAAATGCAGATGGCTATACTGATTTATCAACACGGGAAATTGTGGTTGATGACATGGAGACATCGCAGGGACAGATTGGAGTAAAAGCAGACCTTAAAAGTTATCAGAAGCAGGTTATTAGGCACGAAATCATCCACGCATTTCTGATGGAATCTGGACTTGATTCTAATTCAAATAGTGCTGACAGCTGGGCTACAAACGAAGAAATGGTTGACTGGTTTGCTATTCAGTCACCAAAAATTTTTAAAGTATTCAATGAACTTAAATTGATGTGAGGTGATAATAATGGACATTACAACATTAGGCTCATGTATAGCAATCGTTATGATTTGCTACATCGTAGGAATGGGCTGTAAGGCATCAAAAAGAATCTCTGATGAATGGATTCCGGTGATCATGGCGGTTATTGGTGGGATTCTCGGAGCGGTCGGAATGGGCGTTATCCCAGATTTCCCGGCATCGGATTATATCACGGCAGTTGCAGTCGGTATGTTTAATGGATTGTCGGCCACTGGCGTGAATCAGGTTATTAAGCAAAGTATTATGAAAGAGTGATTTTATGGGTGGACGTGGTGGAAGCAGTGGATTAAACAACGAGAAGCCAGTTTCTAAGTTAATGTCAAAAGTATATTTCAACTCTGCAAAGAAAAGTGACGCACTCAGAGGAAGTGAAATTGTCAAGAAAGACAATAAACTCGAGAAGGTCATTAATTCAGAAAACACTAGCTATTTTAAGTCAATCAAGACAAAGAGTGAAGCAGTAAAGACAATGAATTATATAAATGACAGATTGAGTGAGAGTAAAAGGAAAATCGCAAAACTTGGAAGTGCAGAGGCGTTATTTAAAAATCAAAGACTTGCTATAGAACATCGAAAATTAGTCAATGCCAGTACAGCCATGAGAGATGAATTGCACAAATTTTCAAAGGCTTCTGAAAAAGGCGATACAAGTGCTTTGCACGATACAAGCCGTACTACCACCACTTATGACAGAGCCAGAAAGCGCAGAATGAAAAACTTTGATTCGTGGTTCTTTGGAAGTGGAAAGAAGTAATCTATGGCAAACCGAGAGACGAGTATAGCTTACGAAAATCTAAACCGCCGTATCTTTCCCGGCGTTGGTGAATACGGCATACCGCAGTTAGAACCGGAATTATTCGAGGGTAACTGTGAGTTTGTCGGATTCAATTACGCAAGAGGTAAATGCAGTAATCCAGAAGGGAAAGCGGTTCATTTCTTCCTGGATGATTACCAGTTTGACGCATTATGGAGGAATCCAGACAGATATGTTGATAAGCTGAGCCAATTCCGGTATGTTCTAACACCGGATTTTAGTACCTACACCGATTTCCCAAAAGCTATCCAGATTTATAATCATTATCGCAAACATTGGATTGGCGCATATCTGCAAGAATATGGTTGCAATGTAATTCCGGCAATCTCATGGAGTACGCCAGATTCTTACGATTGGTGTTTTGACGGTGAGCCAGAGGGCGGAACGGTTGCGGTAAGTTCGGTTGGATGCATGAACAGTTTAGGCAAAAAACGCCTATTCTTATCTGGCTATAATGCTATGATTGAACGATTGCATCCAGAAAGTATTATTTTCTACGGAAAAGTCCCGGAAGAGTGTAAGGGTAATATTGTTAGAATTAAGGCATTTTCTGACAAATTTAACGAGGTGAAGTGTAATGGGTGGTAGAGGCGGCACAAGCGGTTTCGGAAGTGGAAGTGTTGTCATACATAAGCAAGCCGAGCCAAACAAACAGGGCTATTCCTATTATATGACTGGAACAAGAAATGTAATATCGAACTGGGACGATGAGGGTAATTATCATGCCAAGGGAATCTCCAAGAAAGAGGATGTTAGACAACGCTTTGACAGCGTAGAAGAAGCCATTAAATACGCAAAGAAGAACAGATATAAATATTTAAAACTGTAAAAAGGAGGGTATCATGTATGAAAAAACAGTGACGATTTTCAATTATTACGAAAGCAAAACGACTGGAGATGCGTACTGGTATCCTCATGTTTTATCTGGCGTCGACCTCGTTACCGACAAAGGAGCAATCCTTAAAAAGTACGGGCCAGACGCAACAGACAACGCACAGTTGCACGTACGCTATACCGCCCAGAATGGCGATATAACAATTATTGACAAGGATGTCAAGATTCTCCCATGGGTACCGCCTAAGGAGTGGAAAAGACAGATTAACAACGCTCTGGAGGATACTATTACATTCTCAGATGAATCATTCTTCTGGGAGGGTGAGTGGACTGGTGGAACGGTATCTGATGGTGATTATCGGAATGGATTCTACCAGTACATGAATGAGAACAAGGACAACGTGTTTAAGATTACCAGTGTAGGCGGTCCGTATACGCTGATTCCACATTTTGAGATTCTGGGTAAGTAATATGAGTAAGATTCATCATTTCAAAGGATTCTCCATAGTCGATGGAGATATGAAAATCAAGCTGAATATGGACAGGTTTTCCAGACAGTATCAAGAAGCCCAGTATCTCCTTGACGGAATGGTTATGGACAGCATGGTTCCATTTATGCCAATGATTACCGGAAATTTTATCAATCGGACAAGAGTTGAGAGTACATCTTTGCAAGGAACTGGGAAAGTATGCGCGGCGGCGGCTCCTTATGGGCGTTTTCTGTACGAGGGGAAAGGAATGGTTGATGAAGCAACTGGAAGTCCCTACGCAAGACGTGGAGCAAAGAAAGTTCTCGTTAGTCAGTTTTCTGGCCGGACAGCCGCAAAGGAAAATCTTGAATACACCAAACAGGCTCACCCACGGGCACAGGCAAAGTGGTTTGATGCCGCTAAACGGCAATATGGTGACACATGGGTTCGCAAAGTAAAAGCACAGGCAGGAGGTGGCAGGCATAGCAGATAAACCTATCGGAAAAGACGCAACCGGATACGAAATTCTGACAGATGCCATGAAAGCACTTCTGAACCAGTATCCGGGACTGTATGAAAATGAAACAATCAAGTTTGAAGAACTTGGCAAGGAATCAGGAATTGCGTTCTCGGCAGATAATGGAGCTTTGATTTATTCAGAAAAAGAAGATGTTTGTGGCGTAATGCACCAGGTATGCCAGTACCCATTTTACGTGGTATATCGCACAGCATCCGACAAGGAAAGGCAGAAGCTATCCGTTCAGAAGTTCCTAGATAATCTCGGTAAATGGATATGCCGAGAACCAGTTATCATAAATGGCTCTGAGACACGTTTAAATGCGTTTCCTGAGCTTTCTCAGGGGCGAGTGATAAAACGTATCACCCGTGATAATTCCTATGGTTTAGAACCACAGGAGAGTGGTGTACAGGATTGGTTATTACCATTAACGGTACGCTACGAAAATACTTATGAAGTAATATAACAAGTAACAGCCAGCTATCAATCGGAGATAGTTGCTAACCTACACAGCCTTTTAAAAGTTATAGGCAGAAAGGACATTTCTATGGCAGTTACAGGCAAAATTGACCGTAAATATATGGCTCATTATATCGATGCAGGTTCTCTCTGTGGAGGACTGACACCGAAGTATGAACGTCTTGGAAAAGATCTGGAAGAGTACAATGTTGAACTCAATCCAGACACCGAAACCTCTAAAAACATTCTTGGAGAATCCACATTCAAACATAACGGCTACGAAGTTTCTTCTGACGCTGATCCATTCTATGCAGACACTACTTCTGATCTGTTTACAGCATTACAGAAGATTGTAGATGGACGTCTCAAAGACGATAACCTCAAAACAAAAGCAGTTGAGGTTCACCTTTGGACAGAAGCCACAGCAGGCAAGTATGAAGCATATCAGCAGGACTGCTACGTTGTGCCGACCTCCTACGGCGGTGATACATCTGGCTATCAGATTCCGTTTACCGTCAATTATACCGGCAAACGAGTAAAAGGAAAATTTGATATCAGTTCCGGCACATTTACAGCTGACAGCGAATAATTTTTTTTAGGAGGGCATAGAAAATGGCAAAAACAATTAATACAAACATTGATGATGGATTTCTTCTTTTCACATTCACGAACAAGCAGGGTGAAGTGTTCTCTTCATTCAAACTGAATCCTACCGACATCAACATTGCAGCAAGAGCGGAAGAATTGGAAACTTTCTTTGAACAGGCTCAGGAATCTGTTAAAAATGTCTCTTCCGGCAAAGAGATGGCGGAGATTAATAAGCAGATCGAGGACAAAATCAATTATATGCTCGGATACGAAGCATCTAAGGATTTATTTAAAGAACCAATTACCGCAACAACTGTTTTTGGAAATGGTCAGGTATTCGCTTATATCGTCCTTGACAAAATCAATGAAGCACTTACTCCAGAGATTGAAAAGAGAAAGAAAAAAATGCAGGAAGTGGTCAATAAGTACACGGAGAAGTATACAAAATGACCGCCTATGAGTTGCCCACCTCACTAAATATCAGTGGGGTGGATTTTTCTATCAGAACGGATTTTCGAGTAATTATTGACATTCTGGTCGCCATGAATGACCCAGAATTGGACGAACAGGCGAAAGCTGTTGTTATGTTACAGATTTTGTTTGAGGACTGGCAAAGCATACCCCTGGAACATCTTACAGAAGCTTGTCAGAAAGCTTGCGAGTTTATTGATTGTGGTCAATTCGATGATATCCCGAACAAGCCCAAACCCCGTTTGATGGACTGGGAACAGGATGGAGATATGATCGTTCCGGCTGTGAACAAGGTTGCTGGTAAAGAAATCAGATCAGTACCTTATATGCACTGGTGGACGTTTTTTGGATACTTTATGGAATCTGGCGAGTGCCTGTTCAACACCGTAGTTGGAATCCGGTCAAAAAAAGCAAAGGGCGAAAAGTTCGATAAATGGGAAAAGAAATTCTATCAAGAGAATAAAAACATAATTGACATAAAAACACGTCTCAGCGACGAGGAGCAAGCTTATAAAGATAAGCTGAATGAGATGTTGAACCTCAAATAGTTAGGAGGTGGACACATGGCTGCTGATGGCTCAGTCATTATTGATACCAGAATGGACACATCAGGCGTGCAAAACGGCGTATCAGCAATCAGGCAGTCTTTTAACGGACTTGGCAGCGTAGTAAAAAAAATAGGCGTACTGATTGGCGGAGCATTTGCGATTGGAAAACTGACGCAGTTCGGTAAGGAATGCGTAGAACTCGGCTCTAACCTTGCCGAAGTGCAGAACGTGGTCGATGTTACATTCACAACCATGTCGGACAAGGTAAACGAATTTGCAAAGAATGCTATGACCTCTGCCGGACTGTCAGAAACCATGGCAAAACAGTATGTCGGAACGTTCGGAGCAATGTCTAAGTCGTTCGGTTTCTCCGAAGCACAGGCTTACGACATGTCAACAGCTCTGACGCAGCTGACTGGTGACGTAGCATCATTCTATAACATTAGTCAAGACTTGGCTTATATCAAGCTGAAATCAGTGTTTACGGGAGAAACGGAAACGCTCAAGGACCTCGGTGTGGTAATGACCCAGTCGGCGCTTGACCAGTTCGCGCTGGCAAATGGCTATGGTAAAACCACATCCGCCATGACTGAACAGGAGAAAGTGGCTCTCCGCTTGGCTTTTGTACAGAAACAGTTGTCTGCCGCATCTGGTGACTTTATCCGAACATCTGGCAGCTGGGCAAACCAGGTACGAGTGATGCAGTTACAGCTGCAATCTCTCAAAGCAACAGTCGGACAGGGATTAATCAATCTCTTCACTCCCGTTTTGAGAGTTATTAATATTTTACTGGGCAAACTGGCAACTCTGGCGAATGCCTTCAAGTCATTTACGGAGTTAATCACCGGGAAAAAATCTTCTGGTCAGACAGGTGCAAGTGGCGCAGGTCTTGCCGGGACAGATGCAATAGCTGATACGGCAGACCAATATGGAAATGCTGCCGACAATGCCGAAAAGCTGGCAGATGCAACAAATGATACAGCGGATGCAACTAAGAAAGCTACTAAAGCGGCAAAAGGGTATCTTAGTCCTCTCGACGAAATAAATAATTACTCAACGGATAAAAGTGCGGATTCATCGTCAAAAGTACCGGGCACAACTGGCGGACTTGCAGATCGGATGAAAGATGCTGTACAAAATGTTGATTACGGAAAAATGGCAAAGGGTGAGACAGTTCTTGATAAGATGTTAAAGCCATTAAATAAGATAATCAACAGATTTAAAGAACTAGCTAAATTGGTTGCAAAAGGATTCTGGGATGGATTAGGAGATTACGAGCCAATTTTTGACGGAATAAAAAAGGATCTCGATTCCATATGGAAATCTTTAAAGGATATCTTTACTGATTCAGAAGTTACTAAAGCAGCAAATAATTTTCTTGATTCATTTGCATATGCAATTGGACAAGTTGCCGGCTCATTTACCAGAATCGGATTAACAATTGCGCAAAACATTATAGGCGGAATCGAAAAGTTTTTAAAGCAGAACACGCAAAGAATAAAGAACTATCTGATAGATATGTTCAATATCGGCTCTGAAATTGCACAAATAGGTGGAAATCTTGCAGTTGCTTTCGCTGATGTTTTCTCAGTTTTCGGTGGAGAAACTGCGCAACAGATCACAGCAGATTTAATCGGAATCTTTGCTGAAATCGGAATGGTTCTTACGGAAACGGCTGCAAAACTTGGCAGAGACATCCTTAACATGATTGCGCAGCCTTTTATCGACAACAAGGACATTTTAAAGTCAGCAATCGAGGGTAGTCTCGGAGCAATAGAAACCGTAACAAGCGGCGTCTTAATAGTTGTTCAAAACCTTAGCGACGCAATATCAAGGTTATACGATGAACACGTAAAGCCGTTCTTTGATTCTATAGCAAATGGACTGTCAAGCATATTTGGAACTCTGATAACTGGATATAACACATACGTTCTTCCAGTACTACAAGGACTGGCGGAACAGTTCAAAGGACTATTAGAGGGACCATTAGGGGATGCGATTTTAAAGATAGAAGCATTCCTCGGAAAACTCATTGATTCTCTGAAACTTCTGTGGGAGTCAGTGTTAGTGCCTTTGATTAACTGGATAATCGCAAATTTGCTTCCGGTTGTGGCAAAGATAATTGACGTTGTAGGAACCACAGCAATAAAAGTCTTGGAATCATTAATTAAAATTATTGGTGATGTAACAGACACGCTGAGTGGAATCATTGATTTTCTTGTCGGCGTTTTCACGGGAGACTGGGAACTGGCTTGGCAGGGAATAAAAGAGATTGCGGATGGAGCATGGAGTTTTATCAAAGATGTTGTGTCAGGTGCGTGGGAGATAATTAAAACCGTAACAAAAGGCGCGTTGAGTATAATAAAGAGCATCATCAGCACTGCTTGGAATGCGATTAAAGCATTGACTTCAACAATCTGGAACGCAATTAAAAAGACCCTTTCTGGTCTTTGGAACTCTCTTAAATCCACAGCCAGCACAGTATTTAATGCAATTAAAACTAAAGTTGTAGGCGTATGGGACAGCGTAAAGAACAAGACATCAAAAACATGGGAAAACGTAGCTACGTTCGTATCTAATAAAGTAGAAGCGATAAAAAATGCTATCACTAATAAGTTTAATGCCGCCAGAGATGCAGTCAGATCTGCGTTTGAAGGCATTGTGGATTTTATTAAAGCTCCGATCAATCAAGCAATCAGCATTGTTAATAATGCAGTTGGAATGATTAATAATGCAATTGGTGGAATTGAATCTGCATTTTCCTTTGGACCCTGGACTGTTCCAACACCGTTTGGTTCAAAGACTATTGGATTTCATGCAACATTTCCACGTATCGGAACTATCCCATATCTGGCCAGTGGTGCAGTTATTCCACCAAGGTCAGAATTCCTTGCGGTATTAGGTGACCAGAAGAAAGGCAATAACCTGGAAGCGCCGGAAAGTCTGTTACGTCAGATCGTCCGGGAAGAATCAGGAAAGGGACAGGGAGACGGAAATACCTACAATGTTACAGTTAATGCATCTGGCAGAAAACTGTTAGATATTATTATCAGTGAAGCTGAAATGAGAAGGAATCGGAACGGGAAGAACCCATTTGAGTTAGCATAGAGGAGAAAATATGGAACAGGAACAATTTAAAATAGACAACGTTGTTATAAGAGCACCGGACAGTTACAAGCCGGTGTTCGCAACCACTTCTACAGAAGACTCTAAAAGAAGTCAGGATTTGATTATGCACAATACACCAATGGGGACAATTGGTGGGTATGACATGCAATGGGGCGAGCTTACGTGGGCTGAAATAGCAACCATACTAAATACTGTGCTTAACAAAAGCCAATTCACATTCCACCATAAAGACCCTACTGTTCCGGGAAGATGGATAGACAGAACATTCTACGCATCAAATTTCAACATGGCTGCGCAAACTTTAAAAGATGGGGAAGAAAAGTGGACGGATTTGTCTATTAATGTAAGGAGGATTGAGCCGATTTGATAAATGTATCTACTCAGTTAAAAAAAGAATCTCTTACAAACAGAAATTATTACGTGACAGCAAATGTTACATTGTCAAATGGCGCAACTCTTAAGCTAGGCAAAAAAGACTTTTATCTGTCTGGAAATAGTCTCGTAGATTCAGCAGACTCTGGGGACTTCCCGGTGGGTGTAGCAATAGAAAAAACGGCAAGTTTATCATTGGTAAATGATGACGGACGCTTTGACGGATATAATTTTAATGCTGCAAGGTTTGTTATCTTTCTCAATGTGCGGTTATCTGACAGGATAGAAACTATAAAAAGAGGTACTTATATTGTGTCAAAGAAACCTGCAACGGCAAGCGAAATAAGTCTTTCCCTCTTAGACAAAATGCATAACGCTGATAAGACGTATGATTCTAATTTATCTTTTCCTTGTACGGTCAAGGAACTGCTCTCAGAATGCTGTCAGCAATGTGGAATCACTCTTGGAGATGCAATGTTTCCAAATGCGGACTTTCAGATTCGGAAAGCGCCATCTAATGCGACATACCGTACAGTAATCGGAATGTGTGCCGGGATAGCCGGTGGAAATGCAAGAATCGACGAAAATGACTTACTCAGGATTATTACGTTTGATAAGACATTTACCAATACGACTATTTACGATGGTGGAGCAGTAAAGAACTGGACAAATGGTGATGATCTGGATGGCGGCACGCTTAATCCATGGACAATGGGGACTGTGATTGATGGTGGTACGTTAAGCAATAACGATTATCACGCGTTATTTTCAATTCAGAATCTACAATATGACGTAGACGATGTTATTGTAACAGGTGTCAAATATGTAGAAGATGAGACCGAATATATGTCAGGTCAGGACGGCTATGTGATTACTATTGACAATCAGCTATTGTCGGGCAATGCACAGGCAGGAGTCGAAGCTATTGGAAATCAATTAATCGGTTTGCGAATGCGTCCTTTCTCATGTGACGGAATTGCCAACGGATACGCCACTTTTGGCGATCCAGTTGAATTTATTGACACAAAGAATCGTGTTTTTAGATCATTTGCAACTAATGTAGAATTTGTGTTTGGTGGCTCAACATCATGGAACTGTGGCGCAAAGAGTGCTGAAGAAGATGCAAGCGAGTTTATTGGTGGACAGCAGGCAGTGGTAGAACAAGCAAAAAAAGACACAGAGAAAAAGCTATCTGCATATGACGTAAAGCTCAAACAGATGAATGAACTTGCAGCGAACACGCTGGGTTTCTTCTATACAGAGGAAGCACAAGAAGATGGTTCCGTAATTACGTACCGGCATGATAAGCCTACACTTGCTGATTCTAAAGTAATTTATAAAACAAGTGCTGATGGATTCTTCTTGTCAGTAGACGGCGGTCAGACATGGAAAGCCGGCTTTGATAGTAATGGAGATGCCGTTCTGAATATTCTCTATGCCATCGGTATTCAATCAGAATGGATTAACACGAGAGGTTTTACAGCAAAAGACAATAATGGGAATACGACATTAAGAATAGATGCCAACACAGGCGCTGTCACATTAGAGGTTGAAAACTTTACACTGAAAAGTAGAACTATTGAACAGATTGCCAAGGACGTTGTGGATGGGTCAGTTCGTAATGTGACTATCCCGAACTATTATGGCACGTATACACCAACATTGCAGAATTATCCGGCATCTGAGTGGAAAAGTGAAGAATATGAAAAGCATGACGGCTCGATATTCATGAACTTCTCTACAAGCCAGGTATATATGTTTTCTGGGACTGATGGCACTTGGCGGGAACTGGACGCTGAAAAAATTGTCAATTTTGAAAGAGTTTTTAACGCTTTAACGGATAACGGTAAGCAAGAGGGAATTTATATGCAGAACGGACATCTGTATATAAATGCTTCCTATATTAAGTCCGGCAAGATTTCAGCTGATTTAATTAGCTTGAAAAACATTAATGTTACAAACAATTCTGGAACATCAACATTTGCGATTGATAACTACGGAAATGTTACGCTCAGACCTGATACATTTGTATTAACAAATGGTGATACAATATATAGTGTTGCGGAAGACAAAGCTTCGACAGCGCTATCAAGTGCAAACAGCTATACAGATAAAGCGCTCAGTGATCTCGACATAGGAAAAATGTCCAAGCAAGAGATTATTAATGTGCTAAGCGATAACAGCAGCAATAAAGGCCTGTATCTATCAAATGGCAATGTGTACATGAATGCCGATTATATTAACACAGGCGAATTAGCAGGATGGAAAGTTGGAATTAAAAAGCTTTCAGCAAGTGGCACGTATGGAGAAGTAATACTAGATGCTTCAACTGGAGAGATCTATTCAGAGACGAATACAGGAATATATGTACCGGGGTACGGGACATTGTATGGAACGCGTATTAGAGGAATCAATCTTTATACAGGAACCGTACATGCAAGTTCAGCCTCGTTTAATAAAAGCGTTTCGGCAGACAGCGTTTCGGCAGACAGCGTTTCGGCGGACAGTGTTTCGACATCAAAAAAAGTTACAGTAGGTACGCACGTAGAAGCCAGTGGTCATTTCTATAGCATCGGAACGGGGACAGACCTTGCGGATTTAAGTGTCCGAGGGACAAAGAAGAGGATTTTTCCAACAAAAAACTATGGTACACAGGCGTTTTATTGCTACGAAATGGCATCCCCCATGTTTGGAGACATCGGAGAAGCATCCATATCAGAAGACGGCACATGTCTGATAGACATAGATGACATATTCCAAGAATCTACTAATGTAAGGATTGAATATTATGTGTTCTTGCAAAAGGAAGGAGATGGAGATTGTTGGGTAGACCAAAAAGAACAGACATATTTCACTGTAAAAGGTACTCCGGGGCTTAAATTTGCATTTGAAGTCAAAGCGCGTCAAGCTGACTATGAACACATGCGTTTTGCTGATGCAAGTGAAACAGCTTACGATAGGGCAATAGACACAGACATGCCAGAGTCAGACTACAGTAAAAGCCTTGAAATATCAGAACCCGATTACGAAAAAGAGCTTCTTAATAACAGGGAAAAAATTATTGACGAAATGGAGGAAATATCATGAAAAAAATTCTTACAAGTTTTATGAATCTCAGCACTGGAGAAGGAAGTCGCATTGCTTACACCTATTCAGAAGTAGACGAAAACACGGGAAGTATCATCAGTCAGAATAATAAAGGTAATTTCCTTGTGATGAATGACGATGTGCAGAAAAATCTTGATTCCGTAAAGGATTACATAAAAAATAATTTCCTTTCATAAGGAGGTAAGTCTAATATGGCCAATACATACACAATACAATTCCGGCGCGGTATGTACGCCGATTTTGATACGTCGAAAATTCGTCCCGGAGAGCCCGTTGCGATTCTTGGCAATGACCCGTCCGTTCCATCCGGTAAAGCCTTATACATTGCATTTGCGGCTAATGATGTAAGGCGGTTGTGTTCCATTGAAGATATTTCAGAGATGATTGATGCTGGAGAATTTGTTGGTCCGCAGGGCCCCAAAGGTGAAAAAGGAGATAAAGGTGATCCGGGAGAAAAGGGTGCGGATGGCACCGTGACATTTGAATCGCTGACACCTGAGCAGAAAGAATCACTGAGGGGCGTCTCTATCACAGCGGTTAACATTGACATAGATGGAAATTTGACAATAACATTTTCAGATGGTGATAGTGAAAATATTGGGAATATTATGGGACCTCAAGGAGTGCAAGGCCCAAAAGGTGAAAAAGGAGACGTTGGTCCGCAGGGGCCAGTTGGTCCGCAAGGCCCGCGAGGAGAAAAGGGTGAACAAGGAAATGACGGAACATCTCTTAATGTCCTTGGTACAAAAGAATCTGAGGCAGACCTCCCCCTGAGTGCAGAGAAGAACGATGCATATTTAATAGACGGAGAAATGTGGGTTTTCGACGGCACGAATTGGAACAATGCTGGCAAAATTCAGGGGCCACAGGGGCCAGTTGGTCCACAAGGCCCAAAGGGCGACCCAGGACCACAGGGTGTAAGAGGAGACCCCGGAGAAAAAGGAGAACAGGGAGTACAGGGTCTAAAAGGCGATACTGGGCCGCAAGGTGAACAAGGTCCAGTTGGTCCAAAAGGTGAGCAAGGAGATACTGGTGCGCGAGGAACCACATTCACTCCTGTTGTAGACAGCAAAGGAAACATAAGTTGGAGTAATGACGGAGGACTTGAAAACCCCCAGACAGTAAATATTACCGGGCCGCAAGGCGATACGGGTGCAAAAGGAGATACTGGACCGCAGGGAGAAAAAGGTACTACGTTCGTCCCAAATGTGGACACTGATGGGAATATAAGTTGGAGTAACACTGATGGAATTACCAATCCCGAAACAGTCAATATCAAAGGACCAAAAGGAGACAAGGGAAGTGACGCAACTGTTCCGATTGCTACAATCGAAACTCTTGGTAAGGTTAAACCTGACGGCAAGACAACATTCATAGATGAAGACGGAACACTCCACGCAAAAGGTGGTGGCACAACTGTTACTCCCAAGCCCGTAAACAACCCAACGATCGAGAACTTAAACGCATCTGTCACGATTAAATGGCAAGACCCTGAAAACACGGTAATCAGTGGTTCAACATTCTCTACATGGGCTGGTACAAAACTTGTAATGAAAGAAACAGGCTATCCTGCAAATCCAGATGACGGAACGCTTGTGGTTGATAATACAACGAGAGATAAATACAAAACAACAGGATATACCGTTACAGGGCTGACAAACGGCAAGCAATATTACTTTGCGCTGTTTCCATATTCTACCGATGGCGTGTATAACTACGATGCGGGTAATAGACTGATTGGGGAACCAGAGAGCTTCAAGATTGTCACATTTGCCGACGGAACAGACGCAGAGATTGAAAAGATAATTGAAGCGCACTACGCAGGCAAAATCAACATTGGAGATTATTGGGCGGTTGGCGACAAGAGGACAATTCATCATAACGCCATGCCTGCAACTGGCGTAAGTGAGTCACACAAGGCAAATGATTACGCTTATGTGATTATCGGAATCGAGCATGATGACTTAGTGACTGCTATCAATGGCAAGACTAAAGCTGCTATTACAATTCAGACAGAACGTATGTTGTATTTAGACACTACGACAGAATATAACGCCTCCTATGATACATCACATGAATGTGGTTATATAAACGGTTCAAGTACAAATAGTGGTGGTTGGGAAAGCTGCGCAAGACGTACGTGGTGTAATAATGTGTACAAGAAATGTTTGCCTACTTATATTCAAAATATGATGAAGCAAGTCAAGAAGTTGACATCTGTAGGAAGCCGAAGCAATACGATTAAAGTCTCAAATGACTATGTATTTTTGCCTTCTGAAATTGAGGTTTTTGGCAGTATAAAGTATTCTTTCACAGGCGAGGGAGAGCAGTATCAGTACTTTAAGAACGCAACTGCTAATATGTATAAGAAACCGTACTTTAGCAGCAATTTCGTGTCTGGCCGCTATTGGGAACGTTCGCCTTACTTCAGCAGCGAAAAAGGCTTCTGCCATATGGACATGGGCGGGAAAACGTACTACAGCGACGTTAGCTACGCTCTTGGCATTTCCCCCTGTTTATGCATGTAAAATCCTAGCAAACCTCATCTACTGCTGCAAGGCGGTTAAAAGGATTTGCGACAAACACAATTTCCCCGTCAAGCCGAGAGAAACTGAATATTCATGAATAGTATCAAACAATCGGGAAAGTAAATCAATGAATTATTTATAGCTGAATAGCTAAGAACAGGAGGTGTATATGGACAAAAAGGAAATTGCAAATATCTACAAAGCTATCAATCGAGTTTCAAACAGGCTGAATGAGATGTCTGAGAAGTTAGATGTTGTGATGCAAATGCTTAATGCAGAATCTAATCGTAAAATTCTGATTAATGGTGATGGTATTGACGGTCTGGCTGAACTTGTATCAACGCATGATTCGGCACTTGATGAACTGGCTACTTTAGTTGCAACAATCAGAGGTGAGAATAATGGTTAAATTTTACGAAGAAAGAGTTATTAATGAATTGAAAAAATGGACAGATGTTCCCGAGTTGTGGAATAAGAAGGTAATTGAAAGGCTTCAAAAGGATGGCTATGTACTGAATGAGGACGGGACAGTAACAGAATCAAAACCAGGGATAGTGAAATAAAATACGTGCAAGGGAGAAAATATGGAAATTAAAGGAATTGACGTATCATCTTATCAGAGTAAGCCAGACTGGGCGAAAGTATCGAATTCTGAAATTAAGTTTGCAATATTGAGAATCCATCAAAAATCTGGAACTGATTCCTCTTTTGAGCATAACTACAAAGGATGCAAGTCAAATGGAATCCTTGTCGGCGGATATAAATACAGTTACGCTCTGACACCGGCACAGGCAATTGATGAAGCTGAGAGCGTAATTTCTGTTCTTGGCGGACGCGGAATGGACTTTCCAATCTTCTACGACCTTGAATGGAGTCAGCAGAGAAACCTTGGAAAACAGGCGATTGAGAATATTGCAGTAGCATTTCTGACCAGAATCAAAAAAGCCGGTTATAAGGTCGGTATCTACTGCAATCTTGATTGGTACAATAACGTTCTGTCAGACACCCTGAAAAAGTACGATTGCTGGATTGCTCGTTATCCGGCTAGTGATAATGGCTCTGTACAGGAAAGATTGCGTCCATCTGTTGGTGTAGGCTGGCAGTATTCCAGTAGAGGAAAAGTATCCGGCATTAGTGGTAACGTTGACATGGATGTATTCTATAAGGATTACAAAGAGGAGGTTTCTGCAATGGATAAAGCTATTGAAAAAGTGATTCTCATTGCAAAAAATGAGATTGGATACCTTGAAAAGAAGAGCAATAGTCAGCTCGACAGTAAGACTGCAAACGCCGGTTCGAACAACTATACGAAGTATTGGCGAGACATTAAGCCATCATATCAAGGACAGCCTTGGTGCGCAGCATTCGTGAGTTGGTGTTTTATGGAAGCATTCGGACAGGAAAAAGCAAAAAAACTGTTGAAGCACTGGCCCTATGTTTACTGCCCAACACTTGGTAATCTGTTTACAAGGAACGCTAATCCAAAGATCGGTGATATTGTAATTTTTTATCATAATGGAACTTTCACCCATACCGGCATCGTAACGGCTGTAATCGGAGACAGGTTCTATACCATCGAGGGAAATACTTCTGGCGCATCTGGAATTATTGCAAATGGCGGCGGTGTCTGCGCAAAGAGTTATCTTAACAGCCAGATGCCCGGAACTAAGTTCTGTACACCAGATTATAGTATTGCATCTGTACCCGCAAAATCTGAAAATGCATTGCCTAATACCGCACAAGCAGGAGAGAAATATATGTTTAATCCAGAAACAGTAAAAGCAGGAGACAAAAATACATCTGTGCTTCTCTTACAGGAAATATTAAGAGCCAGAGGCTTTAAAGGCAAAAACGGCAAAGCCCTGAAACTTACATGGACAGCAGATGCAAACACGATTTACGCTCTGAAAGCTTATCAAGAATCTAGGAAAGATGTTCTGGAAGTGGACGGAGTCTGTGGACCCGTCACATGGAAAGATTTGATTGCCATATAAAAACATCCCGGGGTTAATTCCCCGGGAACTTTATTTATAAACATATTTTGTATCATTTCGGAAGTTTTAGACTGTTATCGTTAGTCACACGTTAGTCACAAATAAAAATATTGTTTCCTAATATAATAGTGCCAAAAACACTGTATTTACAGGCATTTGCGCAATTTTCTAAATTCTATTTGTTAGTCACAATCAATAAAATTAGAATAATGAAAATGAAATGAAGGAAATCCTTGCAAAATCGCTGAAAACGTTGATTTTAATAGGGTTTCCGGCATTTCGATAATGATATTTCGGTTGTTTTAGAAAGATTAAAATGGATTCCGTTAGTCACAGTTAGTCACAAATGGAACTTTTATCTTTTCTATTTCTGTCCGGAGTTCTTCCAGTGTTCTGTGGCCGTACACAGCGTTTGTAACATCTCCACCAAAAGAGTGGCCGAGCATTCGCTTTCGGTCATTCTCCCGGACACCGTATTTTTCACACAGCGCAGAAAAGGTATGTCGACAATCGTGCGGCGTGTGTTTCGGATTTCCGACTATTCCCAAACGTTCCAGTGTAGGATAGAACAACGCTTTTCTATGGTGTTGCTGAGTATATACACATAGTTTTCCATCTTGTGCCAGCACTTTCTGTTCAGCAAAATGGTATATGGCAGGATGTATCGGGACGATTCTGTTTTTACCCGCTTTTGTTTTGATTCCACCTTGAAAATATTTCTCTTCCAGGTTGGTTGTAAGTTTTAACACTTCACCGATTCTCCAACCAGAATAGCACATAATAAGAATGAGCTGCACTTCTGGATCGTTGGCATTATCCCATAAAGTTTGTAGTTCCTGATCAGAAAATGGCGTTCCATGTTCGGTGTCGTTATCAGCGTTGACATGGACATATAATGCCTTATTTTCCGTTACAATTTCTGAGTAAACTGCATATTTGTACATCTGCTTGAACAGAGTCAAAATAGCCATCTGGCTTTGCTTTTTCAGCTTACAATCATCAATAACCTTTTGCATATCAGGAGCCTTTAAATCTTCGAATATGCGATTGTGCAGAACAGTACAGTTCGTATAAGCTGTCCGGTATGCTTCCTTTGAGCTGTACGACAGTTTTGTCCCCTCTGGGAACTTCCACGCATAAAACTGTTTATATACCTCTGAGAACGTCAATTTCTTGATTTCCGGGTGCTTATCCTCTACACCCTTGATTGTATTGTAGTCGGCAATCAAGCGGTTCACAAGGGCGTCTATGTCCATTGTAGGGGACACCTCAAGAGTCCGTTCCATGCCGGGTTGGTACGTGCCAGCTTTGTAAGCTGTCAGGACAGTGAAGCCTTTTATCCAGTCATCTACATAGCAGATTGCCGGCGGACGGACAAGAGCACCAAAATCATCCTTGAATGCTGGTGGATGCACCGCAAAGCAGTTTCTCCGATTCTTGCCAAGGTAACGGATGCTGCCGAAACTATTTGGAAGTTTCGGATATTTCTTTCTTTTCTTCGACATTTTATTCCTCTTTTCTTTAAACGGTTGTTTGAGTATAAAAATAACAGCCGAACAAATTTTCTGTCTTGTTCGACTGCTCCGAAGATGATACAATATGTTTTGCCAGAATATAGCATCTCTCCGGAGATGTATAAACGCCGTCTCGGTACGCCAATGCCGGGGCGGTTTTTTTATTTAATTATGTGATTTCCAATTTACTCTCATTACAATTCCTACAATCCAATAAATTCCACCAGTGAAGATTCCTAAAATAAAAATCCAAAACCAACTTAAATACCATGGTATTTTCCGTTTTATATACGGCGCACCTGAACTTGCTGCTGAGGACGCAGAGGAAGATGCAGAATTGTTAATGATAATGTCTCTGTTGTTAGAAGTCAACTGCTCTACTTGTTTTCCACACTTAGGACACACTACACAGTCGCCGTCAATAAGTTCTCCGCAGTGCTTACAATATTTTTTCTTTTCATTCATAATAAACACCCTCCTGATATGTTTTCGCCACACTTCGCACTTTTTATGCGGATTATGTATTTTGTACCGCTGATTTTGCAATATTATGTAAAGTACGGTTATTCGTGGTATTTTTATTTTATCATTTTAAGAGCATATTGTAAAGATTTAGAACGAAATAGAGTGATTTAGATGAAAAAGAAATGTTTTTTTCTATAAAATAGTGAGAGTTCATGTATATCATTGGCAGTTGCCAAGAGTCGGAATAGATGGTATAATAGCAAAACGAACTAATGTTCGGTTCTATTTCCCACGGCCGGACATATACTGTAGCGTAGGTGGTAGTTGTGATAGGGAGGGTTATTATGGATTATAAGAAAGAGATTATTGAACTAATAGAAAATATACATAGCGAAAAATTTATGAAGTTTTTATACAACATGATTATTTCGTTCAAGAAACAATGGGGGTATTAAGAAAGCAGGGAATTAATCCCTGCCTTTTTTATGAAGAAATTCAATCATGTCGAAAACGCTTTTCTTATCAGATTCGCTTAATTCAATCAGCAACTTAACATGTTCAACGATGTTCGGATTTGACATCATCTTTGGAATAAAATCCGTGTTTGTTTCCAAATTCTCTTCCCATCCCATTAGGTAAGCGGGCGTTGTGCTAAGTGCTTTCGCTAACTTATCTATGTATTCAGCAGGAACTTTATCAATATCACCCTTTTCATATCTAAATATAGTTGATCTTGAAACTCCTAATTTCTCAGCCAACTCATCAGCACTCATATTAAGCTGTTTTCTTCTTTTTTTCATTTGTTCACCAGTTTCCGACATTTTCCACACCTCCTTTCCTTGAAATTATAATACCACAAGTGATGCAAATATGCAACAAAAATAATTGCAAAAATGCGATTTTTAGTATTGACAAATGCGACTGCAAGAGGTAATATATAATCACAAAGTCGCAATAATGCTACTGGAAAGGAGGTAAAACTTGTGATTGTAAATATAGCAAGACTTAAAGGTAAAATTGTTGAGCATGGAAATACGCAAGAAGCTGTTGCAAGCGCAATTGGTATGGACAGAAGTACTTTTTACCGCAAGCTGAAAGACGGCGGCGAGAAGTTTACAATCGGTGAAATTCACGGAATTGTAAACGCAGTTCCTTTAAGTAGGGATGAAGCAATAGACATTTTTTTTACACAGCAGTCGCAATAATGCTACCGGAAAGGAGAATAAATGGATGCATTACAATTTAACAAAGCCGTCAGTCAACACTGCAAAGAATCTGGTGGAGACTGTTGCAAATGTGACCTACGGCTTTACTGTTACCTATCGCCAAGTGAGCGACCAGATGAGTTAGTGAGCCTGGTTATTGATTTTTTGCATAACCACATTGAAAACCATGATCATTATACCCATCACAGTGCGGCTTCATTTCCGTGTATTGATGATATGGACATGAGCACCGCAGTAGGTGGCGACCGCTATCAGAAACCTCATACTCTTCATAAACAGTCACGTGTTTGTGAATCTTGTGGCAATGATACAGTCGTGTAATTGTTTCAACCATATAATTCCCCTTTCGTTATACTCGGCATGTCGGTGCCTGTAAATGCATTATAGGTAGAGGGGAAAGGAAATACAATAGGTTGAATAAAAATCGTATTAAGAGATAAAAGCAAAGTAAGGAGGTAAAAAATATGAAACGCCATCCGATTATGGAATATGTGATTCCAGCAATTGTAGCAAGTGTGACAACAGTTTTAATCCGTTTAGTGCTAGGGTGGTAAGAATTGAAGCAATAATGAAAGGAGTAAATATATGAGCGAAGTTGATGCTTACATCAAGGAAAATACAAGGAGGAAAACCAATCAATGAAAAAATTCGAACTGACAGCAGAGTCAAAAATCAACATCTTTGGAAAGAAGCTTTTCCGTATCAAGGCGCTTATATCATTTGGAGATGTAGAAGAGGGAGAAACTGGTGGGTGGATTGAGAAAGAGGAAAACCTTGAACAGTCCTCCGGCGATGCATGGGTCTCCGGCGATGCAGAGGTCTACGGCAATGCAAGGGTCTACGGCAATGCAGAGGTCTACGGCAATGCAAGGGTCTCCGGCAATGCAAGGGTCTCCGGCGATGCAGGGGTCTCCGGCAATGCAAGGGTCTCCGGCGATGCAGGGGTCTCCGGCAATGCATGGGTCTACGGCGATGCAGAGGTCTCCGGCGATGCATGGGTCTCCGGCGATGCAGAGGTCTACGGCGATGCAGAGGTCTCCGGCAATGCAAGGGTCTACGGCAATGCAAGGGTCTACGGCAATGCAGAGGTCTCCGGCAATGCAAGGGTCTCCGGCGATGCAGGGGTCTCCGGCGATGCAGAGGTCTACGGCAATGCAAGGGTCTCCGGCAATGCAGAGGTCTACGGCAATGCAGACTATACAACCATTCATGGTTTCGGCACTCAGTTCCGTACAACTACATTCTTTCAGTGCAAAGATAAGCAGATCAGAGTATCTTGCGGTTGTTTCTTAGGAACAATTCCAGAGTTCCGCGAACAGGTAAAAAATACCAGAGAGGGCAAAATTGCGGAAGAGTACCTTATGATTGCCGACCTGATGGAAAAGCATTTTGTAAAAGAAAAAGAAAGTGGTGAATAATTATGACCCCAGAAGAAGTAAACCTTTACGTCAAAGAAAATGCAGAAGTTCATCAGTTCGCTGCAGAGGTTGCAAGAATCATATCAGGCATTCCACAGATGCCGGAATTCTCGTCAGAAATTCTGACCGTAGCCGACGCGAGCCAATTGATCGGACTTCCTGTAACAGCAATCCGGGCAGGGATTGTGTACGGATGGTTGCCAATTGGAGTGGCTGTGCAGAATAACAAGTCAGCAAAAAGCCTTTCCGGTGGACGAATTACATACATCATAAGCCCTAGGAAAGTCTATGAAGTGACTGGACATGTCTGGAAAGGTAAGGCTGCTCTTAATAAGTGAGTGCCCCGGAGGGAGATTGGGCCTCCGCCCCGGAGCTTTGCACCACTAAAACACCTTAGTGGATAGATACATTATAGTTCTCTATCTGCTAATTGTAAAGACAAATAAGAAAAAATAAGGAGAAATTAGCTAGATATGAGTGAAATTAAAAACGAAAGCCAGCTTACATGGGCTGACATCGAAGTAGCACTTGCGACTGAAATTGTCGAAGAAAGCAAGAAAAAGTCAAAAAGATGGTTCACGGCATGGATTGTGACAGTCGCCGCACTGGTGGCAAGCAACCTTGCGTGGATTGTGGGAGAAATGAAATGAAAGAGTATATGCTAATTGCTGTTTGTATGCTTGCCGGGAAATATGTGAATATACCTATCTGGTTGAATATTTTTTTCGGTATCTCGGCAGCATGGGCGGTGCGCCAGATGAAAGCAGACTGTCAGTAGGAAATAAGGAGGATAAGAAGATGTTCGAGAAAGAGATTGATGAAATTTATGAACTTTGTAAAAGAGTTGTGAATGAAGTTCCGGCAGCAAATATCACCTTTGATTTTTCGGGCTACGGTTTGGGAGTAAGAGGGGTTAAAAGGGAAGAAGATGTTCTCCTTCTCAAAGACAAATTTAAATGGGATTTGTACCAAAACGTATCTTTTAACCCATTTTATGAGAAAGAAAGTCGTGAAAGTCTCAGAATAATCAAAGCTTTCCTGTTGGAACTTCTGATAGATGGGAAGTGTCCGAATGAGTAAGCAGATAGCAATTATGAAACTTCTTCCCAGTCTGGAGATAGCAGGATGTATTAACGAACTGCTCAGAGAGCTTCAATCCAGAGGTGATTACATTCTTGATTATGAAAACTGCGATATGTCTCTGGACCATGTGGAGTACCACAAAGCTGAAGATATCGACGGAGAGAAGTTTGGAGACGCTTCAGACAACCTGTACTGCTTTTTCAAGGCGGTGTGAACATGGATGAGAGGATTAATGAGGTCCTGAGACTGATTAATATACAGCTTGCTACAGTCCCGGATAACCCTATCGAAGAATCATACAAGGCAAGAACATTGGCGAGCTACGTGCAGGCTCTAAACGGGCTTTTAACGGCTCAGAAATCGTATAAGGAGGAACAGAAATGACTGAATTTGAAATCCATATACCGGCACGTAAAAAGGCAGTAGTGTCAGAACGAGACATGGCAGTAAAAGTGACCGGGGAAGCGTATAATGCGCTGACAGAAATTTACAATGAAAGTACTTTATCAATGCGTCAGATTGCAAGTCTTCTGATTATCGAAGGCAGCAAACATGTGGTTTATGACAAGGAGAAATAGAAGTGAATATATATGAGAAGTTAGGTATTATTCAGTCAAAGCTGAAAGCCCCTAAAGGACAGTACAATTCCTTTGGGAAATACAAATACAGAAGTTGTGAAGATATTCTGGAAGCTGTAAAGCCACTTCTGGCAGAAACAAAGACCGTGTTAAGTGTCACAGATCGGATGGAAGTTGTTGGTGACAGAATATATGTCAGAGCAGAAGCTCATCTGAACGACTGTGAAGATACCGGCGAGATTACAACTGTTGCTTATGCAAGGGAAGAAGAGTCTAAGAAAGGCATGGATTCTTCACAGGTGACAGGTGCAGCTTCATCTTATGCCAGAAAATACGCTTTGAACGGACTGTTCTGCATTGATGATAACAAAGACAGTGATTCTACTAATACAGGAGATAAAGAAAAAACGTCCGGCAGAAAAGCGGAGCCGGCAAAAGAAACCGAGATGATTAGTTCCGAGACTACTATGTCAATTAAAAATATCATTGATAAGTACCCGGAAGTTAAACTTTTGGAACAGATCAAGACTCGGTTTAAAGTAAATGACATTAAGTCACTTACTAAGGAGAAAGGACAGAAATGTCTAAAGATGTTGATTGATTATGATAAGCAGAAAGGAGTAGCGGTATGAATAAAGTAATTCTTACAGGAAGATTTACACGTGATCCAGAAATCAAGTACACCAATGATGGAGCATCTATTGCAAGGTTTTCTATTGCGGTAAACAGAAGATTTGTGAAAGAGGGTTCTGATCAGAAAGCAGATTTTTTGAATTGTATCGCTTTCGGAAAGTCGGCAGAATTTATCGAGAAATATTTTTCTAAAGGAATGAAAGCGGATTTATCCGGGAGAATCCAGACCGGCAGCTACACCAATCGTGACGGACAGAAGGTATACACAACAGATATTGTTGTGGAGGAGATTGAGTTTGGTGAAAGCAAAGGTTCTAGCCAGAGTCAGCAGAAGCTAGAGACACCACATCCAGAAGCAGACCCATACGGATTTATGAGTATTCCAAATGGAATTGACGAGGAGTTGCCGTTTGCATGATACAAATTGACAGTAGGGAACATCAAAAAATTATTGATGGCATTAAGAAAGCATTTGATGCAGCAGGAGAAAAATGGTTCGTGTCAAAGCTTTACGTCGGAGATTACATGAATTATGACAACCCTCGACTGGTTGTTGACCGGAAACAAAATCTTTCTGAATTATGCGGTAATGTATGCCAACAACATGAAAGATTCCGTGCTGAGATTATCCGGGCAAACGAAGCAGGAATAAAACTTGTGTTCCTGTGTGAGCACGGAAAAGGGATTGAGAAACTGGATGATGTCCTCTGGTGGGAGAACCCCCGGGCGAAGAAAAGGGTTAAAAAGAATGGCATCTGGGTAGATCAGGAGCAGAAAGTCATGCATGGAGATGTCTTGTATAAGATTCTCTGCACGATGCAACGCAAGTATGGTGTTGAATTTCTGTTTTGCGACAAGAAAGACACTGGCAAAAGAATTTTGGAGATTCTGACAAATGGATAAAGAGACAATTAAACAGCAGAATAGCATGAGGGACGTCCTGAGCAGATATAGCATGGTTCCGAACAGAGCAGGGTTTGTTCAGTGCCCGTTTCATCCGAAAGATCGTACTGCATCCATGAAAATCTACAAAGACAGTTATTATTGCTTTGGCTGTGGTGCAACAGGTGACATATTTACATTCGTTCAGAACATGGATAATTGCGATTTTAAGACAGCTTTTACCATACTTGGGGGAACTTACCAGAAACCAGATTTCTCTTCCAGAATGGCAATATATCACCATCAGAAACAGATGAAAATGCGACAGAAGGAAGAACAAAAGAAAAAGGTTGAACTACAGGAATGTTTGTCTGATATAGATTTCTACAGGGCTATCCTTGACAGAGTGAAACCATTGTCTGACGGATGGTGTGAAGCGTGGAACAGGTTGCAACTTGCGCTATATCACCATGGATTCATAACAGGACTGGAAGAAGGTGATTAAGAGTGGAAATGATAAACAAGCTCACGAAGGATTCCATTCTGGACGAAGAAGTGTTTGACGAGATATTCAGTCAGGAAGACGAGATATACAAGGCGCGTCTTACGCTGACTCTTCTGGATAGAGCCAAGGAGCTTGGCGTAAAGAAAAAATTCGAAGATTTGCTGAAGGCTTACACAAAAGTACAGAAGCAGATAATCGAAAAAGAGAAAAACAATAGAACAGTGTCTATGCTGGACCAGTGGACTAACTTCTCTGATTGTGAATATGACAGAATGAAGTGTCTTAACTGGGTAGCAGATGATGATGGGATTAGAATATCAAATACTAATCCAGGATCGCCGGATATTATAGCTTGCTATCATCCTATTCTTCCGATTGAACGAATGAAGAATCTGGAGACTGGAGAAGAACAAATAAAGCTAATCTATAAGAGAAACAACAAATGGTCCGAGGTTATAGTACCGAAAACCATGGTTGCATCATCCACTAAAATCGTTGGCTTATCTGCGCTTGGAATTTCAGTAACATCTGAGAATGCGAAGTTTCTTGTGCGGTATCTGTCAGACGTTGAGAATGCAAATGACGATTATATCAACATTCAGTATTCATCAAGCAAAATCGGGTGGATCAGGGATTATTTTCTTCCCTATGACAAGGATATTGTATTCGATGGAGATATGAGGTTCCGACAACTATACGAAAGCATCAGCGTAGGTGGTAGCAGAACAGAATGGTATGAACACGTGAAGAAGGTTCGCGCTACTGGAAGAATAGAGCCGAAAATCATGCTGGCTGCAAGTTTCGCTAGTATTCTAATCAAACTGGTCGGTGCCCTTCCATTTTTCGTAGACCTCTGGGGAGAAACTGAGGGTGGCAAGACTGTGACGCTTATGTTAGGAGCTTCCGTATGGGCAAATCCAGGCGAATCAAGGTACATAGGAGACTTCAAGACAACAGATGTGGCTCTGGAAGCAAAGTCCGATATGCTCAACAATCTTCCACTAATTCTGGATGATACTTCCAAGGTATCTGCCAAGATCAGGGATAACTTCGAGGGTATCGTGTACGACTTGTGCTCTGGCAAAGGAAAGAGCCGTTCTAATAAGGAACTGGGTGTCAACCGGGAGAACCGCTGGCAGAACTGCATTCTGACCAATGGTGAGCGTCCGCTTGCAGGATATGTCAGCCAAGGCGGAGCAATTAACCGAATTATTGAGGTTGAGTGTTCTAAAAAGATATTTGATGATCCACAGCTTACCGCAGATACCCTTAAAAAGAACTACGGATATGCAGGAATCGACTTTGTGAACGCAGTCAAGGAAATGTCCATTGATGATATAAAAGCCCTACAAAAGCACTATCAGGGGCTTATACAGGACGATGACAAAATGCAGAAGCAGAGTATATCTATGAGTATCATTCTGTCAGCAGATAAGATTGCAACAGATCAGCTATTCCATGATGGTCAGTACATTGACATTGAAACTGCAAAGAGTCTCCTGACAGAGAAAGAAATGGTGTCTGAAAATGAACGCGCTTACTGGTTCGTGGTTGACAAGATTGCTATGAACGGAATTAAGTTCGATGATAACCCAGATATCAAAACAGAAAGATGGGGAATTATTGACAATGATCCGGTAGAGAAGACATCAACCGCAATAATTTATAGCGCAGCGTTTGATGATCTGTGCAAAATTGGAAGATTCTCCAGAAAGGCATTCTTGTCATGGGCTGTTAAGAAGGGGCTTGTGGAAACCGACAGCAGAGGTTATCCGACCAAGGCGAAGAAACTGGATGGAATTGTCACTAAATGCGTGTTCTTGAAAATTGTAGACGAAATTCCAAAAGGATTCGTGAATTGCAATGATAATTTTGAGATTACGGACGATATTGTGTTTGATTGATAAACAATTCGTCCAAAAGGTAACCGGGTAACCTAGGTAACCTTTGATTCTGCATATATATATATGAGTATTTATATGTGCATATTGAGTATAAAAGTTTCCCTATATGAGAAAGTCAGGGTTACTCGGTTACTCGGTTACCTACCTGTAAAATCAATGGTTTACACGAATTAGTACGGTTACATCTCGGTTACTGTGGGTTACTTTATATTAAAATA